AGAAAAAGTTGATCCAGTTGTTAGTTTAGTCATGGCTTTAGGTTGTCATCTTACAACTGAAAGTGGTGATAGTGTTTATGATACAAGAGGTATTTTGATGATTTAATATTGTTAAAAAGTAAAACTAAATATATTTTTTTTAAAGTTTTTATAGTCGTATTATTGTGAAAATAAAAATTTTACATTGGGATTATTAGATAGAATTAAAAATGTTTTTGTTCCTCAAGATAATAATGCTGAACAAAGATCAATCACTTACACAACTCCTTTTGGAACTGGAACAAATGTATCTCCAGATACTGCATTAACTTTCACAGCTGTTTGGGCAGCAATAAGATTACTAACTGAATCTGTTTCATCTTTACCAATCTCAGTTTATAGAGTTGAGAATAATGGTGATAAAACAGAAGCTGTAAAAGAATCTCTTTACTCTCTTTTAAAATATAAGCCAAACACATATCAAAATAAAATTACTTTTTTTGAAAAGATAATGATGGATTTATGTGTTAATGGAAACTCATATGTTTATATTGAAAGAAATAGATTAGCAAGAGTTACTGGATTATATTGTATGAATTATGAAGATATGACTATCATACAAAAAGACAATCAGTTGTTTTATGAGAATGGCGAAACTGGACAAGTTTATGATTCAAATGATGTGTTGCATTTTACTGGATTAACAACAGATGGGATTGAGGGATTAAGTCCAATTACACAATGTAAAAAAGCAATAGGCTGGGGAATGGCAATTGAGGAATATGGAAACACATTCTTTAAAAATGGAGCAAAATTAAGTGGTGTTTTATCAACTGACAGAAGCCTTTCAGAAACTGCAATTGATAGATTAAGGCAATCATTTAATAATACATATTCACAACTTAGTGGAAGTAATCAAACTGCAATATTAGAGGAGGGATTAACATTCAAGCCAGTAGGAATTTCACCAGATCAAGCTCAATTTTTAGCATCAAGAACTTTCTCAATTGAAGAGATTGCAAGAATTTGGAACATTCCACCACATATGCTTGGCGATTTATCAAAGTCAAGTTTTAACAATATAGAAATGCAAAGCCAAGAGTTTGTAACATATACTCTATTGCCTTACTTAACACGGATTGAAAATGAGATGAATCTAAAATTATTTAGAACATCTGATGTTGGAAGGCTATTTGTAAAGTTTAATGTTGGTGGATTGCTAAGAGGAAACATAAAAGATAGAAGTGAGTTCTACACAAAAATGATAAATACTGGAGTGATGAGTATTAATGAAGTTAGAGCATTAGAAGATTTAAATAAAATTGAAGATGGTGATAAACATTTTATGCAAATGAATATGACTACAATAGAAAAAATAGGAACTGATGCCTCCAGCGATTAAATGTAATAATGGCAAATGGAGGTGGGGTGAAACTGGAAGATGTAAATACAGTACAAAGAAACAAGCTGAAGATGATAATGTCAGTTATAATAAAATAGAAAAAATTAATAATATGGAAAAAAGAATTTACAATATAGAAACAAGAATTGATTCAACAGATGATGGAAAAGAAATGGTTGTTGGTCATGCATCTATGTATAACACAAGAAGCGAGTTTATGGGATTCTATGAAACAATAGAAGAAGGAGCATTTACTGATGAGCTAATAAACAGTTCAGATGTTAGGGCTTTAATTAATCATGATCAAAATCTTATTCTTGCAAGAAATACATCTGGAACTTTAAAATTAGAAGCTGATGCTCAAGGATTAAGATATGAGTTTGAAATGCCAGAAACATCTTATGGAAAAGATTTAGCTGTTTCAATGAAGAGAGGTGATATAACACAAAGTAGTTTTGCATTTACTGTTGAGGAAGATGATTGGACAACTGATGATAATGGCAATGATTTAAGAACTATTAAAAAAATAAAAAGATTATATGATGTTAGTCCCGTCACATACCCAGCTTATCAAGATGCTAATGATTTGACTATTGCACAAAGAGGATTGGCAGAATACAAAGAAACATTAAAGAAGGTTGATGTAATAGAAGAAGTAAAAGAAGAAAAAGATTTAGTTAGCCGTTCATTAGCAAAACTAAAGATTGAATTAAAAAAAAGAAAATAATTAAATAATTAAAATTAAAAAAATGAAAAATTCTAAAGAATTAAAAGAATTACGTTCAGATTTAATTGGTGAGCTTGAATCAATCAAGTTAGTTGCTGAAAATGAAGAACGTGATTTAACTAAAGAAGAGAATGAGAACATGGATTCTATTCTTACAAAAATTGATGACAATGATGTTGCCATCACAAGAGCTGAAAAAGTAGAAAACAATTTGAAATTAGCTGCTGCATCTACTGGAGCAAAAGTTTCTTCTGTAAATACTGACAAAGCTACAAGAGGATGGAGCTTATTTAAAGCTGTTAATGAAATCAGAAATGGTGGGCAATTAACTGGTTTAGAAGCTGAGATGCATCAAGAAAGTGAAAAAGAGGCAAGAAAAGGTTTACAAGGAATTGGATTACCTTCATTCATGACTGAAAAAAGAACAATTGATCAAGGTACATCAGCAATTGCTCCAGTTTCAATTGGTGCATATGTTGATAGTTTACAAGCATCTGGTCTTTACAATAGAGTAGGTGTTCAAGATTTAGGAACTGTTGCTGCTGATACTGTTCTTCCAATTGCTGGAGGCTCAACTGTTGCATGGGCTGCTGAAAATGCTGCAACTGCTGATACTGGTGCTGATTTTGGAAAAGTTACTTTAACTCCAAAAAGAATTACTGGTGTTGCAAATCTTTCTAATGTTATACTTGCTCAAAATGGTCCAGCTGCTGAAGCTGCTGTAATGAGAGATATGGGTAGAAATATGGCAACTCAAATTGATGCTGCTATGTTTGCATCTGCTAACGTTGCAAATGCTCCTGGTTGTATCGTTGGAACTGCTGGAACTTTAACATTTACTGAATCTGCTGCTGGTGGTGCTGCTGGTGCTGCATCTGATGCTTTAGAAGCTATTCAAACAATTGCAAACAATCATGGTTTAGATGGTAACTTAGCTTTTGTAAACAACTGGGCATTGTATTCTGCGTTAAAAACTGGTACTCAAGTTGCTGCTGTGTATCCAGCTTATGTTGATGATAAATTAATGGGGTATGATGGTTACTTTAGTTCTGCAACTGGAACTGCTGGTGGTCCTCCAATTACATCTGCTGATGGTTTATTTGGTGATTTCTCAAGAGTTTACATGGCTACATTTGGACCATCTAATATTTTAGTTGATCCATATACTAATGCTAATTCAAACGAAGTTAGATTAGTAATGAATAACCACATGGACTGGGGTGTTGCAAGTGGAGCATCATTTGTTAAATATACTACTGTTCTTTAGTAGTTAATAATTAATTCAAGAAAGGGGTGGTGGAATTACCATCATCCCTTTTTTTATAACTTAATAATATGAGAACATACCAAGTAATAACTCCAGCATCTACTTATCCAGTTTCTTTAACTGAGGCTAAATTGCATTTGAAGGTGGATATATCAACAGATGATACATTAATCACTAATTTAATTGTTGCTGCAACTCAAGTAAGTGAAGAGTACACAAACAGATTTTTTATTAATACAGTTGTTAATCAAACTTGTTCTGATTTTAAAGAGTTAAGTGAATTATTTAAAAGCAAAGTGAGTGCTGTTACTCATATAAAATATTATGATTCTGACAATGCACAACAAACTTGGGCGAGTTTAAATTATGTGGTTAATAATGAATATGAGCCATGTCAAATTAATTTAGTAGTTGATGGTAGTTTTCCAAATATTGCTGATAGAATTGATGCTATTGAATGTAGATATACTGTTGGTTATGGTACTGCAAGTGATGTGCCAGATGTTATAAAACAAGCTATTCTATTGACTCTTGGCAACTGGTATGAAAACAGAATGTCAGTTATTACAGGTCGCACAACAACTGAGATGCCTATGTCAGCAAAGTTTTTATTAGATACTTATAAAGTTCAAGTTGTTAGATGATGCTAATTGGTCAATTAGATAGAAGAGTAAGAATTTATTCTGTAAGCACAACAGCTAATAATTATGGTGAGCTTACAAGAGCATATAGTTTATTTAGAGAGGTTTGGGCTTATGTAGAATGGAAGGGTGGTAGTGAAGGAACTGATCAAAGTGAAAAAATAACTGGAATGACAAAGCTCCATGTTTATATTAGAAATTTAGATATGGGAAGTTTAAATTTACAATCAAGAATTGATTATGATGGCAAACAGTATTTTCCAAAGGTTATAAATCAAATTGATGGAAGAGATGCATTTTTAGAAATAATTTGTGAGAATAAAGATTAATGGCTAAGTCAAACATAACAGTTTTAGGAACAAAAGAATTAAATGATTTGTTTATGCAATTACCTAAACAAGTTAAGAAAAATTCTATTTGGCAAAAATTTTGGAAAAAAAATAGTAAGCCTTTTATTGA